TGCCGTCAATGCGGAAGATTCCTGACGGCGCAAATATTTCGTTCCTGCTGTTCCAGACGGGTGCGACGACTTCCGCTGGCACTATCAATGTGGATTTCGACTACGGCTACGGCGGCTAAATGGCCATTCTCGCCAACGGATTCAGGGACACGCTAGGAGCATTTCAGACCTATGGTGCTACTGTGTCAAACAATGCCTATCCGTCTGCGCGAAATGGCAACTATTCACGCACGGCGGCGATGCGGAACATTACCGCAGGCGAAGGGATTACCTCTGAACTTGTAAGCTTGCCATCTGGGAACAGGCATCCGAACTGCTGGATGATGCCGCAGCAAGCAGGAGCCTTGGCCGCGCGAAATACGCTTACGGGGGAGGGGGATATATCAGACGCCGACGCCTGGTCTGTGAAGCTGGCCGATGCTGCGCTGACCGGCTCGGGCGACCTGACCGCCTTTGGTGGTTTGATCGTTCAACTGATAGCCGCGATTACCGGATCAGGCACGGTAACAAACGCTGATATAAAAGCCTTCCTGTCCGCCGTTGCTTCGCTGACGGGTAGCGGGACTATCTCAAGTGCGGTAAGAACCGGCCTAGGCGCTTTGCTGGCTTCCGTAACGGGAGACGGCACGGCAACAGGATCGACATTAACCGGAACAGGTGAGCTAGATGCAGACATCGTTGCATATGGCGACCTGACGCCAGAGGGGATCAGGGATGCAGTTTGGGCGCAGATAGTGGAAGCTGGATTCACCGCAGAGCAAATCCTTCGGCTACTTGCCGCGCATGCTGCCGGTGCTGCCACAGGGCTAGAAGGCGCTGATATGCGCTATACAGGGTTAGACGGTACAACCACCCGCATTGACGGCAACTACAGCGGGGGTACTCGAACAATCGACAGTTTGGACGCTAACTGATGGCTTGGCAAGGCAACTGGCAGGGCAAGTGGAACGGGAATTGGCATGGGCCTGTAGAACAGAATCCGGGTGCTATGTATGCCAACCTGTCAGGTTCAGGATGGATATCCGCAGAAGTATTTGGCATTGGTGCTGATGAAGTACACCCATCAGGAGGGCGTGAAGAAAATTCATTCCTGAGACTCATTCAGCGAGACGCAAGGGCAGAACAGATACGTCTCGCTGAAATTGAGTATGAAAAGGCGCAGCTAAAGCAGGAAGCAGCCGCAGTACGGCAGGAAGTGCCGAAAAACGGCACAGAGCAGGATTACCAGAACCGCATTTATCTGGCCCTGCTCACAGAGCAGATCGCGGCACTTGACGCTGAAAATGCTCTACTGCTGGCGAAACTGAGAGCGATTGAGTATGAGATTGAGCAACGCGCACTAGAAGCAGAGAGCGCAGCGTTAGTAGAGCAGGACATTGTGTTTTGTATGGCAATGCTTGCTGCTGCATAAATAAGGCATACGCCGGGCCATTCGGCGGGTTATCCAATAGGAGACATCAACATGGGACTGGAAGCTGAGATCGTACAAGACGTGGTTATCGAAGAAGGCGGCGCACAAGAAGGAGCAGCCGAGGAAAAGGCGTATAACCCAACCAATCCCATCTTTGAAGTAGCGAAAGAGGCACCGGAAGGCGAGAAGAAGGAAGAAGCAAAGCTGGAAGCCAAGGAAGCGCCGAAGCCAGAGGAGAAGAAGGAAGACCCGATCCCCAAGGGCGTACAGAAGCGCATTGACCGTGCCGTGCGCGAAAAGTACGAAGCGCAGGCAGAAGCTAAGATGCTCAAAGAGCGACTTGATCGGATTGAGCAGAATTTACAGCAAAATAATCGTCAAGATCGGCCTATTGACAATTCAGAGCCGAGGATAGATAATTTTGATGACTTCGATAAATACGTCGCGGCCAAGGCCGAATGGATTGCGTCGAAGAAGATCAATGAAACTCTGCAAGAGCGCGAACGCCGCGCCGCAGAGGAGCGTGTGGCAGCAGCGCACTACAAAGCTGTTGATGGTTGGCAACAACGAGTAGAGCAAGCTACGGCAGAACTGCCGGATTTCGAGGAAGTTCTTTCATCGAGCGATGTGCCGATGAGTGACTTCATGCGGGACGCGATTATCGACAGCGATCTCGGGCCGAAGGTAGCTTATTGGCTTGCCAACAATCCCGACGAAGCAAAGAAAATCGCATCTATGTCCCCATTGGCCACCGTCAAGGCAATCGGGCGTCTTGAAGAACGATTGGAGAGCCAAGCGAAGGCTCCCAAGAAACCAACATCCGCACCTGCTCCACTTACGCCAGTCGGCGGCAAGGCGTCTGTAGCAAAAGACCCTGGCAAAATGTCCGACGCAGAATATCTGGAATGGCGAAAGAAGGGGCGTGCATAAATTAGCTCTATAGGAGTATAAACGTGTCTAATACGCTTAAATTCATCGATATGGTTGCGCGTGAAGCGCAAGCCGTCGCGCATGAAAAGCTTTCGTTCATCGGGACTGTGGATAAGCAGTACGATGATTCGTTCGCTCAGAAAGGCGCGAAAATCGGTTCCGCTCTGCGCGTCCGCAAGCCGAACCAATACACCCGCACCCAAGGCTCTCGCGTCATGGATGTGCAGGATCAGGACGAAGCCGTGCAAACCATCACTCTGGCGACTCAGGATCACGTTGATATGCGGTTCAATTCCGCTGAACTGACCCTCGATACTGATAGCCCTGATGATGTTGCACGTTTCAGCAAGCGGTATATCCAACCCGCCATGTCGGTTCTGGCATCTGGTATCGAAGGCGATTTCCTCGCTTACGCTACCAAAGCAACCGCAAACACGGCAGGTACGGCTGGTACTGCAATCAACTCGCTGGTTGTCCCCGGCGCTGCACGTGCCAAAATGAATCAAGCCCTCGCCCCCAAAGGTGAGCGGTACATTCAGATGGACAGCGTGACGATGGGCGGTCTGGTCAACGGCGTGGCTGCGTATTTCAACCCGTCCAATGCCATTTCTTCGCAATACCGCGAAGGTCTGGTTGCCCGTACCTCGATGGCTGACTACTACGAGAACGAGCGGATTTGGTCTATGACCACTGGCGACGATGCTACCGGTGCCATTGACGAATCGACCGCGACTAATTTTGTTCAGGGCGCAACCACGCTGCACGTGGACGCGCTTGGCACTAAGCTGTATGTCGGACAAGTCTTCACGATTGCCGGTATCTACGATTGCCACCCAGAGACGAAAGCGGCTTATCCGCATCTGAAACAGTTTGTCCTGTCGGCTACTCCGACCATCGGCACAAACGAGGCTGACCTTACCTTTACTCCGGCCATCTACACGACCGGCGCGAAGAAGAACGTCTCGACTGCCACTGGCGCTGACATCACTTGGACTTACACTGCCCAAGATGGCGCGGTTGTCACCTTCCTCGGCGCGACTGGCTCGACCTACATGCAGCCTTTGATGTACCACAAGGATGCGTTCCAGTTCGTGTCTGCCGATCTGCCGCTGATGGATGATGCCCACAAGTGCAGCCGCAAGGTGCAAGATGGCCTATCGCTGCGCTGCTGGATCGCGTCCGACATCCGTAACGATGAACTTCTCATGCGTATCGACATTCTGTACGGATTTGCTGCACTCCGTCCTGAATGGGCCTGCCGCATGATCGGTTCAGCCGCAGCTTAACCATTGACGGAATGAAAGGAGAAAATTATGCCTTCCGTTGAACAAATCACCTATAACTCGCCCGATGGGGCGACGATGGGTAAATCGGCTACCGAGAAGATTTCTTTCTATGGAACCACGCCGATTGTCCAGCGCACTGCTGCGGTCGCAACCTCTGCGGTTGGTACTGCGTCGTCTGCTGACGTGACTACCGCCCTCAAGGCAGCTGTTATCGACATCATGAATACTCTGGAGGCTCTTGGCCTCTGGAGCGGAAGTGATTGATAGCGGTATGTAGCAAACAGAAGGGGCGGCGCAAGTCGCCCCTTTTTACATGGAGGATAAATGAAACTTGCGCTATGCGTTCCAACGATACGCCGCCCGTATCAGCAGCTTCTTGACTCAATCAAAGCGGCAGTGCCTGCGCTAGACGAAGCAGGAATTGAGCATCAAATGGTGTTAGAAATTGGAAACCCGTATGTCAGTCAGGCACGCAATGTAATGCTTCGGAAGGCGCTTGACGCAAAGGCGGATACCATCGTTTTTCTAGATCACGACATTTCGTTCGAGCCGCAGGACTTGCTTAAGCTGGTGCAAACGGAAGGCGACGTTGTAGCAGGGACGTACAGATTCAAGCGTGATGAAGAAGAATACATGGGAACACTTTTCACTGACAAGGAAGGCTTCCCGCTAGGCAGGAAGTCAGACGGCGCACTGCACGCTCAATGGGTTCCAGCTGGGTTTCTCAAAGTGACTGATGGCGCAGTGCACAAGTTCATGGAAGCCTATCCGAACCTGCTCTATGGAAAACGGTACGCCCCGCACGTCGATCTGTTCAACCACGGCGCACACAATTGGATTTGGTATGGGGAGGACTACGCTTTCTCCCGCAACTGGAACGACTGCGGCGGGATGATCTGGCTGGTGCCTGACATGAACATCACCCATCACTCGGAAACCAAGGCTTACCCAGGAAACTTCCATAACTACCTTCGCCATAGACCGCAAGGCGATCTGCATAAGGAAAATCTATGAAATTAGTCCTGCATGTAGGCTGCGGCAAACAACCGATCCATGATTTCCTTGAAGGATACAAGGAAGTTCGTCTTGACATTGATCCGACGCACAATCCTGACATCGTTGCCAGCCTGACGGATATGGGTGATATTGGAGAGTTCGATGCTGTCTATGGGTGCCATGTCCTTGAGCATCTTGCCCCGCATGAAGTCAAGCAGGCAGTGAAGGAGTTTAAACGAGTTCTCAAGCCGAATGGGATTGTTGTAATGATCGTGCCGAACTTAACCAATGTAAGGCCAACCAGAGAGGTTCTATACGAATCAGAGGCGGGGCCTATCACCGGACTGGATATGTTCTACGGCAAGGAGTCCTTTGTCGAGGAACATCCATATATGGCCCACAAAACGGGGTTTGTCCATGAAACGCTAAAACAAGTCTTGGAAGCGGAATTTCATCCGGTAGAAGTCAGGGAATTGACCGGATACAACCTACTTGGAATAGGAGTCAAAAATGCCATTCATGTCACATCCTGAGCACGGATACCACCAAGCCACGGAAGCCGAAGTGCCGGAAATGGTCAAAAACGGCTGGAAAGTGGACGTTCATCCGCACGATCCTTCACGGAAACCCATAAAGGAAGAACCTATTGCAATAGAAGGAAATGATGCTACAATTCAAGCACAACCTGCACCACGCCGAGTTGGACGCCCGCCAAAGGCGGATGACGGTCACTTTATCTAGGATGGGCTATGGCTACCGCCCAAACACTGATAGACAGGGCTTTACGGCTGATTGGTGCAATCAGTTCTGGTGAATCCCCTACCTCCGCAGAATCCGCTGATGGCTTGACCGCTCTCAACGCCATGCTTCAGTCGTGGCAACTTGATCGCCTCACGGTCTATGCTTTTCAAGATACTACATTCACGCTATCGCCGTCTGACGGCACAATCACGCTTGGCGCTGCGGGAAACATAACAACCCGTCCTGACCGTATCGAGTCTGCCTATATCCGAGCCAGCAACACGGACTACCCAATTACGCTGGTAACTTCAGACGAATGGTCATCCATCGCCAGCAAGTCAGTTCAAAGCGACATTCCAGAGTACGGCTATTACGAGCCGAGTTACCCATTAGGCGTACTTAATCTGTGGCCTGTGCCTAGCGCCGCGAATGTACTGCATGTTGTCATGTGGACACCTTTCACGGCTTTTGCCGCGCTCTCTACTACGGTGTCACTGCCGCCAGGATACGAGCGTGCTTTGGCATACAACCTCGCAATTGACATCGCGCCGGAATACGAGAAAAAGGTATCCGACGAGGTAGCGAGAGTTGCTAATGATTCGCTTGCAGCAATCCGGCGAGGGAACAACAGGGAGATGATTTCGGTAACTGACTTACCGTATCTGGTTGGCGGTGGCCGCAGATCAAACATCGTTTCGGATACGCCGTGAGAATCCCGTTCGTAACCGACACCGACTCACGCGACGGCTCAAGCAACAAGGATGAGCTATGAGGCTTCAGCTTGCGACCATTCTCAGATCGAGGGACGGGACGGTATCCAAAGATTCCGGCTTGGTCAATGCCTACGCTGAGGTCGAGAACCCGAACATTTGCTATAAGCGGGCTGGAGCAGACGAATATCTGAATTTGCAGTCTTTCGGAACGACACCTTGGACTGCTCAAGGATTATTCAATTACGGCGGTGACATCTATTCCGTGGTTGATGATGTGCTTATCAAGAACGCTTCCACGTCATACGCGACATGAGACACGCACTTATCACTCCGCTGGCTTCCCGCGACGGCTCAGTCGACAAAGACGAGAAGCTGGTGAATTGCTATGGAGAGCAAGACCCCGTAACGAAGGAAACTTTCGTATACAAGCGCGCCGGAATCGACGAGGGTGATGCGGTAATCACTGGTAACGATTTCTACGGGCAGGGCGCTTTCAGCTACGGCGACGATTTGTTCGTCATCATAGACGACATACTGTTCAAGTGGGATTACGTTGGCGGGCTGGATTACGGCGGTGATTGGGTATATGTATTCGGGAGCCAGAGTGGTGCTGGTGGTTCTGGTGGTGGCGCGTATTACACAGAAGGTAGCACTCAGGATTACGAAATCTCAGTCACTTACGATGTTGGAGATTCAGTTATTTACGAGGGGGTAAAGTATTATGCACAGGGGCCAAGCACCGGTCAAACTCCAGGATCGAATCCGCTATGGAGTACTACGCCGCCTGGGGCAAATACATACCAAGGAACAATATCATGGGGCGGGACTGGTGGTGTGTGCGCGTCGATTGCGGCGGCAGGATACAGTGCATATTTGGCTTGCCCATACAATTCATGCCCTAACAGGAGGACAGACACAAACTCATGGATTACATATGATTCAATGAGTGGGAATAATATTCGTTGTCATGCCTATGGAGTATTTTCTCCGAATTATTGCGCCGGTTCAATAAATGATTTCGGCGTCGGAACATATGGAACAGTCACTCAGTTGAGTTAAATTATGCCAGTCACAGTAGCAGGATTACCCTTCGATTTCGTCAAAGCCAATACGGCTTCGGGTGCGGCTGGATTCGTCATGAAATCCACTCGTGATGCGTACTACTTCGACGCAGGGGTGCTTACGAAAATCACTGACGTAGATTATCCTGATCCTACCGTTCCGGGCGTTGAATACCTTGACGGGTACTTTTTCGTCATGAATGCGGATGGAGAGATATACAACTCAGACTTGGAAGACCCGTCAAGCTGGAATGCGCTCAACTTCCTTACCGCTGAATTCGATTCTGACTCTGG